GCAGGTCTGGTCGCAGGTCGAGTCGCAGGTCGAGTCGCAGGTCTGGTCGCAGGTCGAGTCGCAGGTCGAGTCGCAGGTCGAGTCGCAGGTCAGGTCGCAGGTCAGGTCGCAGGTCTGGTCGCAGGTCAGGTCGCAGGTCTGGTCGCAGGTCTGGTCGCAGGTCAGGTCGCAGGTCTGGTCGCAGGTCTGGTCGCAATTAAAAGACTGCGTTAATAACTACCGAGGCGGTCAACTATGGCTTGCAGGATGGTGCGCCTACGTCAGTTTCTTCCGCGATCAAATGGGATGGACAGACGAAGTGTTGGAACGCTTTGAAATAGATGAGGTTCTTTGCAAGTCATGCGGCTGGGTTTGGTGGCATGAAAACGTGCTGGCAATTTCAGATCGTCCATCAGAACTTCATCGCGATCAGCAAGGAAGACTCCATGCCGAGAAAGGAGCGTCAATTTCCTATCGTGATGGATGGAGCTTGTATCACTGGCATGGCGTAGCAATTCCAGCCGAATGGGTTACTGGAAAACCGCCTAGCGCAGCAGAAGCGCTCACCTGGTCAAACATTGAGCAGCGCCGCGCCGCATGCGAAATCGTTGGATGGAACAACATACTGAAACAACTCAATGCAAAAGTGATTGATCAGGACGTTGATCCAGAGATAGGAACATTGCTTGAAGCTTCTATTCCAGACAGCGGCAAGGAGCGTTTTCTAAGTGTGAAATGTGGAACAGGCCGCTCATTCGCAATCCCTGTTCCAAGAGAAATGAAGTCAGCATTACAAGCATCGGCATGGACATATGGAATTGATGATCTGTCGTCGTATAAACCAGAAGTTCGAACTTAACAAAATAGGAATCTCAAATGAAAACATTCAATAAATGCGCAGCCCAGGGTGATTTACTGATTCGTCGCATCAATGCAATTCCAAAGGAAGCCAAACAAGTGGCATCTGAAAAAGGATTGTATGTAGTCGCACACAGCGAAACGGGGCACAACCATGTGATTGCAGAGCGTCAAAACGTGCGCCTATTCACTTGCGACGATCCGATGATCAGCTACTTGGAAGTCATTGAGGCAACAGACGCAACAGAAACGCTGCTTGAACATCTTCGTAGTTTTGATACGCACGAAACAATCAAGATTCCAGCCGGTATTTTTGAGATTCGCCGTCAGCGTGAATACACACCTGAAGGATGGCGTCGAGTTGAGGATTGAATGGCAGATTCTCTGGCTCTCTATAAGCCGGAGAGCCAACACGCATGCGGATTAACCAGCGCTGCACTCGCTGGTGTCGTGCAGGACGCAGACTCGTACATCGGTCAATAGTCCGCAGCCGTGTTGATGCATGTACTGCGTGTTGGCTACGTGGTGAATTTCCTCAAGTTTTGTTAGAACCCTGCCGGATGGGAGACATGCATCAGCAATCTAGCTACTGAGTACGAAGCCGCGCAGCCGTGCACGTTAGACGGCAATTACATACAGGAGGAGTGATGCTTAGAACAGACGACTGGCTCGCACAACATGAGCACCTTTGCTTGATAGCACTTGGTATTTTGATTTGTGTTGCGGGAGCGTTCTGATGAAAAACTGGATCGTTTATTTCATCACTGGATGTCTGATGGTTTTGATTGACTTGATAAAAGTATCGATGTCATCAACAGATCAATCAAGAATGAGCAGGCAGCTTTGCGGGAATTGCAGAAGGATCGGATGCTGGTGAATAACCGGCGCAATTCGTTGAGGTGAATATGTTCGATTTAACCAAATATCCACGCATGGCAGCAATGCTTGCAAGGCGCGACAAATCGAAGATTGGAAAAGTTCTTGACCATAAACCAATGCGTCACATACCGGAAGAATGGTCATTTAACGATGCAGGCGTAAGAAAGATGCGCATGGAAAGCAAGCCCGAGCCAGTAGACAACACTGGCGAACCATTACCTTTTTAATTTATTTGTAGGGGTCATCCGTCACCCGTTAATGACGGAATTTTTAGGAGAATGAAAATGGGATTTATCGCAACTGATGCAGGTGGTGGTAATAACTTTAAACGTGTTCCGGCAGGTGTCCATATCGGGCGCTGTTATTCGTTGATCGATCTTGGGACGCAACTGACAGATGGGCAATACGGACAAAAGCAGCAACACAAAATCCGTATCGGATGGGAGTTGTTTGGCGAGGACGAAGACGGCCAGCCGTTGACCGTACAAATGCCGGATGGATCAGACATGCCGATGACGATCAGCAAATCGTACACGGTCAGTCTGCACGAAAAGTCGAACTTGCGCAAAGAATTGGCAGCATGGCGCGGTAGGGATTTAAGCGATGAAGAAGCGAAAGCGTTCGATGTCTCCAAACTGCTTGGCGTGTATTGCATGGTCAATGTAACTGTCAGCGAAACAAACGGAAAAACGTACAGCAACGTTGCGGGATTGACGCCCATTCCATCTGCATTGAAGAACTCGAAGCCAGCGCCAGTGCATGAGAACGTTCTGTTTAATCTGGACAATCCAGACATGAAAGTGTTTGAAAAATTCCACGAAAAACTTCAGGAAACAATCAAGAAAAGTCCTGAGTGGGCAAAGGCGCAAGGAATGGAAATTGATCCTGAGCTGAATGATGCAATCGAAGACGTTGACTTCTGATCATGTTTGACCTCTCAGTAATACCTGAGGCGACTCTGCTTGCGCGTGGCTCTTATGCCACTGTGCGAGCGGAGCACGAAGACTGCAAGAAGGCGTTAAGCGTCTTGTGCGGAAAACTCAATTCAATATCGTCGCAAATCCTGCGCAAGATGCAGCCGGATAACGATGCGATACCCGAAAGTATTGACGACATGATGCGCGATGCAAGGAAGACGATTGATGAAATTGAGGCGAAAGTGAATCAGATCGAATCCTTAGCCAAACAACGTGCAGAGTTGAAAAAAGATGCTTGGTCATGACGCCTATATCGAAGCATTGGCCGACAGTGCAGACAGATACAAATGCCCTGTCTGCCATGCCGGGATTGAGGACGATGAATGTGATGCAGAACAATTTAGAAGGAGTGGGGAGAAGATGCTGACACAAGAGCAAATGAAAGCGGAATGGGATGCACTCGGCTATCCGACGGGTTTTAGCGGGATTCTATTTAATTACGGGCGCGCCATTGAATCCCTTGCCAACCAAGAAAAGGATAAGCGCATAGAAGAGCTGAAAAACACAATTTCCGGCCTTGAAGAAGATGGCAAATTTATCTGCTGCGGAAACTTTGATAAATGCAGTCAGGCTTGCACGCCAAGAGGCGAACATATCGCAAAGAAGGCTTTGCAATCAAGCCAGTCACAGGTAAGCGATGAAGTGCTCGCAAAAGTTCTTTTTCATCGGTTTGAAGCCGGAGACTACGAAATTTACGATATTGAGCAATTCCCGTATGGGAACCCAGATTGCAGCACATGTGTTCAAGCTGTAATCGTTCGGCGTGATTGGAATGCTCTGCAATCATCCACACCTACCGATAAGAAAGGTGGTGAGTGATGAGCCGCGATCCGTTCAAAATTGAAGGGCCAGCGGTTATTTCATTCAGTGGCGGTCGCACGTCTGGTTATATGCTGTGGCGCATACTCCAAACTCATGGCGGAAAACTGCCTGCAGATGTTGTCGTGTGCTTCGCCAATACTGGCAAAGAAATGAACGAAACGCTGGATTTTATAAATCAATGCTCTTCCCGTTGGTCTGTTCCGATCACATGGATTGAATATCAAGATCACGACGAACCACAGCAACGCTGGAAGATTGTTGACTATAAAATCGCTTCTCGAAATGGCGAACCGTTCGAAGCTCTCATTAAGCGCAAATCATACCTGCCGAATCCTGCAACACGATTCTGCACAATTGAAATGAAAATCAGGGCAATGAAATTATTTGCGCAGCAGGCTTTGGGGTTTGAGCATTGGGATGTTGTTGTCGGCTTTCGCGCCGATGAGCAAAGTCGCGTAGCAAAACTGTCCTTGCCAAATAAAGAGCCGTTTGAGCGGATCGCGCCACTTGCAACCGCTGGCATCTGCGTCGCAGAAATAGGCGAGTTTTGGAGCCGCCAAGACTTTGATTTAAAACTGCCGAACATGAAAGGAAAGACTATGCACGGCAACTGCGATCTGTGCTTTCTAAAAGGCGTTGGTCAAACTATCTCGCTTATAGGCGAGCAGCCTAATCGCGCTGACTGGTGGATAAAGATGGAGGCATTGACATTGGCATCCAAGCCAAGCGGTGCTGTATTCAGGTCAGATCGGCCAAGTTATGCAAGGCTAAAAGAATACGCTATTGCACAAACCGATTTCTTCCAATATGACGATAACGAGCTGGCCGATTGCGGCTGCACAGACTAAGGCTAACCATGACCCCAAACCAAACCACACCAGCATCTACGCAATTCGATTATCTGTTGAATGCATTTGAACAGGCATCGCAATCAGACAAACCAGCAGAGCATGGTTATGCAAATAAGCGCAAGGCATTGCTTGATTACGTGCGCAAGTTAGAGGGAAACACACCAGCATCTGTGCTGACTGACGAGCAGATTATCAAGGCATTTGAAGGCGGCCTCATGCCTGGTTATAGATTCAAATATTTTTTCAAGGATCAGGAGTTAGTTTCAATTGTGCGCGCCCTCCTCTCCGCACAGTCTCTCAAAGAGCAGTCCGGCAATGAAGAGGACAGGAAGGATGCGGATATTCAAGATGTCATTTCACTTATTGCAAATTTAGCTGCAGTAGTTCGCGTACAAAACGGCAATCTGCACGATGACATCAATAGTTTGTTAAGTCACGCTGATAAAGCAATTGAATCACTTGAAGCCATGCAGGGAGAAAATAAATGACCCAAACAATTACAGTAAAAGACTTGATCAAGAAATTGATTGAGCACGACATGGACGAGTCCGTTTATATCGGACTCGGTAGACGTGCAAAGCCGACAGCATGCTCTGGAATTATAGATGTTGCAGACTATTCCATAGGCGGTATCGATTTTGAATTCGGAATATACCTCATTCCGTTTGAATCTCTGACTGATGCAGATGCCATGCAGGAAGGGAAATTGGGATGAGCAATGCAGAAGAATTGAGCAGGCCAAAATTTGGAGCCGCACTGATTGAGTGCGCAAAGAAGAAGTGCGATTGGATCGGCACAGAGCGAGATTTAAAAAGAGTTCAGCATCCTAAATTTTCTACAGTCCAAAAAAATGTTTGCCCTAAATGTGGCAGCGAAGGGTATTACTTTCTGAAGTCCAAATGATGATTTCACAAACAAAAGACAGACTATCTCGTCTTCAGAAAGAATTCCTTGCCGATTGCGAGGAATTCAAAGCGGTCATATTGAGCCAACCGCAGCTAGATTTGTTTCGCTGGATTGCGCTTGAAACTCACGGGTGCGGAAGCCCACAAGTAGCGGCCATATTTGGTATTTCGCTTCAGTCCGCATCAGCACGGTTGAAGAAGCTATTCGATAAAGGCTATCTGACACGGAAAGAAGTCGCTGCCGAGACTGGCGGAATTGAATTCATCTATAAGGCTAAATCATGACCGACCAAACAAAAGACCCTGTGGCGCTTACAAAAAACGAGCGCGCGCTGGCTATTGATGCGCTGCAAGGATTGCTCGATGCGCACCGAATAACGAATATGAAGCCTCCATCAACAGTGATGCAGGCAGAATCGCAGCTTGATCGAATCAGGAATGCTGTTGCTAAAGCTGAAGAAACCATCGAAGCCCTGAAATCAATGCAATATCAGCACACGCAAACGAGTAGTGACATTGGGGACGAGGCTTTTTCCGCTATCGTGAAGCGGTATGAGAATGCTGGCGACCGCGAAAGCGCAAGCATCATTCGTGAGCAGTGGAATATGACTAAGCAGAAAAGACTCGCCGCCCCGCAGTCCCTCAAGGATCAGCAAGCGCAGCCAGTCGAGCCAACGAAACTGGAGGTTTCTATCGAGTCTGCAATCTTTAATATGCGTGACGATGCAGTGCGGTTACGAGATCGAATTTATACAAGAGAACAAATCGCAGAGGATTTAGAAGTAATTGCGCATCAACTTGAAAGTGGGTATCGATCATCGAAAGCCCCTGTCGATCAGCAATCGCATGGAGCGATGCCTGAAGGATGGCGAAAACGATTACAGGAAATGCGCGAAGCGAGTTATACATACTCAAATTACCCTGAGCTGGCACAAGTTGTTTTCGACTCGGTTATTGATGCGCTTGATGAATTGGACGCAGCACCCCAACCCTCTCCTATTGATAAGGAAGTGGTGGCACAAATCATTTCTGAATTACGTGAGCAAGCACACGAATACAGACAAGCAGATTCAACTGTTGGAATATTTGCCGATCCTGAAACTGCGGACATGTTGGAGGAATGGGCAGATCGCCTTGAAGCACTCTGCCGCTGCGCACCCGCATCGAATACGGGGAAGGAACAGGATGATGAACATATTTGATGAAGACGAAGAAAAAGAAAAAGCCGCATGGACGCTTGGCGATTATGTCAACGATGAAAACGGCTGTGAAAACTGCGGCAGGCATCGTGTATGCATCTGTCCTAACGGAAAACGCAGGTGCGAAAAGTGTAATTGGTCGCCTGAATTAAAAGACTACGCACCAGTGAACAATTAAAGGAGCCAACAAATGGCAAGTAACCAAGACGCTATCAAGTTACTTATTTCATGCGCAAAAGCCATGCGGGCAACATTAAACAGTCAATTTCCTACAGACTGGTCATGCATGATTGAGGCTATAGATGCTTTCGTAGAGTCAGCACAGGGTAGTAGTGACGACAAAGCAGTGAGCGAGCAAGAGCCTGTAGCACCGATTGATGAATGCATTGAACTTGCACATGCACTGGAGCAGCTTCGCGCAATTAAGATCGTTGAGGCAGTTGCAGCCATCCAGATTGGTGGCGCTAATGCTGATATTCCAACGCCGTTCCAAGCTGGCTATCAATTGGCATGCGAAGAAATAAAGCATCGTTTGCAGACCGAACAATGGAATCTTGGAGACATGCCTCAACCGATGGCATCCACCCACACAGACAGCAAAGCACCGATTGATGAAAGAGCGCGTTTTGAGGCGGGGGTAAAGCAAGGAAAAGATTTCGATTTGAAGCTAGATGAAAATGGTGAATATGCAATACACACGACAAGGATGCAGTGGATTGGCTGGCAAGCGCGTGCTCGGCTGGCTTCGCAAGTGCCGGATGGTAAAACTTTCCACGAATGGTTTGAACTGACTTACGCACAATTTCTTGTTCTTCCTCGCGTGATTATGGAAGCAATGCCGCCTGAATGGCAGCACAAGATGACAGCACTACTCGATGAACTTGACGAGCAATTTGACTATCTTCCAGCCAATGAAAATCAATATTGGGTGAGAGTTGGAAAATCAATTGAATGGCCGTATGAAGATGATGATGGCAATCCAATCGAACCAGTATTACAGGAGCCAGATGCAGACCTCTGCAATTACCGGCATCCGAATATTGAGCATCGTCGCAAATCAAATCAGAAGGATGAAAAGAATGAAAGCTGATCGAGAGTTGTTGAAGTTGGCGGAATTAAAACGCTGTTTGTCGTATGACGAAGCCACTGGTGAATTCACTTGGCTTGTACGAAATAGCAACTGTATCAAAGTCGGCTCAAGAGCTGGCAAACGGACGAACTCGGACGGGTATTTGGACATACAAGTAAATAACAAGATGTACAAAGCACATAGACTTGCTTGGTTCTATTGCACGGGCGAATGGCCAAATCAGATAGATCATATCAACGGAATAAGGACAGACAACAGGATTTGCAATCTAAGAAGCGTGACAAGCAAGTTGAATGCCAACAACCAAAGGCCTCCGCACCGAACAAACTCCCTTGGGGTTCTTGGTGTCGTGAAAAGACCTAGCGGAAGATTTGCAGCCGAAATAAGAGTAAGCGGGAAAAAGTTATATATCGGGACATACGACACAATCACAGAAGCAAGCAATGCATACAAAGCCAAAAAACTTGAGCTACACGAAGGGGCAGTGCCATGAACGATAAAGAACTTTTAATTATGGCGGCTAAGGCGGCTGGTCTGGTTATCAGAAATGATATTGAAACAAAAGACTGTATTGCCGTAGTTGCCCCAACTGGATATTGGGGCAATGAGCATATATATTGGAATCCACTAACAGACGATGCCGATGCTTTGCGGCTGGCTGTGAAGTTGGGAATTATGGTAAAGCCAGAAGCAGAAGGATGTAAAACGTACAAAGGGAAGAAGCCGCGTCTAGGATGGCTAACAGAAGAGTGTGTTGATCCATACGCCGCCACACGTCGCGCAATAGTCCGCGCAGCCGCCGCAATAGCAGAATCTCATATACAAGGACGGGAGAAGGTATGAGCATCGTTTTGCAGCAAGAGCGCACTTTAGATGATGTCGTTCTCGGTGCGCTTCAAACGTTTAGAAATGGATGCAATTTCGCCGTCATATTTGATAGAGACAAAAACGAAACGTATCTAAATTATGGCTGCTACGGTGTGCATGTGAATTTATGCACTGGCGATGAAAAGCTTTTATACAAATGGTACGAAAACAAGAAGAACGATCCATCACGAAAGCTTTTGGTAATGCTCGATATGATTAGCGATCAAGTTCTATTGCCTATTTCACGGGAAACGGAGCGCGAATTATTGAAGCGTATTCCTTGCGCATGTTGCGGATCGCCATTTTTTATACCGAGGCAGCATGACTGAAGCAGCACAACGAAAGGAATGATTTGTGCAAACCGTACCAATATGGTTTTCCTTGTTGGCTGTGGTTTTGTGGTTGTTGTATTTTTGGTGGAGAGGGAAATGAGCGCTGTACCTTATTTAACCAACGAGGAAATACTCGGAATAGTCGAGCCGTTGACCCAGCCAGCAGCGATCGTGCGCTGGTTCCGGTCTCATGGATTCCCTGATTGCCAAGTGCGACCTAACGGATTGCCACTGATATTCCGTTGCGAATTTGAATCGAAACATGCTCAAGTCCAGGAAACCATGCCAGAACAGCCAGACGTTTCCGGCTTTCTCAAAAAGATAGCCAATCGGTCAAAAACCAAGGCCGCCGCCTGAATGGTGTAAATTATGGCAATGGGACGGAGAAGAAAAGACAATCCTTTTGGGCTAGACCCCAAAAAGCACGCACGGCTTACCTTCAAGCATGGTGCGTTTTACTATGTGCATAAGGATGCTCGTGGATGGGAGCATCTTGGCACTGACATTGCCAAGGCGAAGAACAAGGCAGAGCATTACAACGATGCAGACGGCCTGTACGGGACGATGGCTTACTATCTTGACGGCTTTGTCGCGCATTGCGAGAACCGCACAAAAATCGATAGGAAAAAAGGCGGATTGGCGAGGCGCACATACGAAGACTACAAGCGAGATGCAGAAGCACTGAAAGCATTTTTCGGCAAGATGACGCCGTCATCAATCGAGTCGAAGCATGTCGGCCAATATCTTGATCTCGGCGTCGAGCTGGAACGCGCCGTGCGTGCCAACCGTGAGAAAGCGTGCTTGTCAGCCTGTTTCACATGGTTGATTCGCACCGGCGAAGGCCATGTCAAACTGAACCCATGCATCGGCGTGCGCCGCAACAAGGAAACTCCGCGCGAACGGTATGTCGAGCATGATGAATACAACCCTGTTCGAAAAATCGCGGTTCGCCAAGTGCGCGGTCTGATGGATCTGATTTATCGCACGTTGCAGCGCCCAGAAGACATCATCACATGGGAGCCGACCAATATCGTACACAAGCGCGAACCAGACGGCACGATACGGCGCGTCATACGCAATGATCAGGGAAAGACAGGGACCATCGTGGACATCGCCATCACTCCGGAAATCGATGCAATATTATTGGATTTGCGTGTAGATACGTCAGTACCGACCGGCCCCGGCATGACCTTGATTCACAAGATGAACGGCAAGCCATATACCTATGATGGTCTGTGCTCAATGCTGCGCAGGTACATCAAGAAGGCGAAGGTGAAGAGTTTTGGCTTCTACGATTTGAAGGCCAAGGGTGCCACCGATATGTGGCTTGCTGGCGAACCGCTGGAGAAAATACAAGTGCTGTGTGGACATGATTCAGTGACCACCACAGAGATATATGTGAAGTGCCGCTGGCGTGGCACAGTTCAACCGAATTCGGTGTCGATTGCTGTCTAACAAGAGAGCGTCGAGCACGAGTTTATGCGGGTTTCCAAGGGTATAAAATGATGAAAATAATAGACAGCGAACAGTTCAAAATCAATATTCCATGCGGGTCTATTGGTCGTTCGAATGCAGGACTGTTAATCCGCAGGTCCCTGGTTCGAGTCCAGGTCGGGGAGCCAGATAAATCAAAGGGTTGCGATGATTCGCAGCCCTTTTTTATTGGCGCAAATAGACGCAATAATAGACACTGTCTATTATTTTTCGTTTTTCTCCTCTGTGTTTTTCTGTCTGGCTGTGGCGGCGGTGGCTCCGACAGCGGCCCCTCACCATCCTACCGAACAGCCTCAACAACCACCCTTCCATCGATTCAAAAAGGCAATCTGTTTCCGGCCATTTCAGGCATGGAAGCGACGCCAGTTGTGTTCAACAATGACCTGCTATATGTCGGCACGCGTCCCGATGCGGCTGGCATTCACCTGGTCGTTTATCGCCAATCGGATGCCGCGCTGCTATCCGATACCTTAGCCAATCTGCAATTTGTGTCGGCGATCGTCAGCAACGGCACGCTGTACGTGTTCGGCACCACCAACCGCACGCAGATCAGCATGACATCCACCACTGATCTCGTGACATGGACACCCAGCACGATCGTGTTTTCAGCACCGGCAGGCCGTCATGTGTTCAACACCTCAGTCTCTCCAACGCCGAGCGGCTATGTGATGGCTTATGAGGTCTGTGACGATGGTGCCGTGTGCTTCAATGCGCGCTTTGCACAGTCGGCTGATCTAGTGCACTGGACCGATACTGGCAACCAATACGAGGTTGGCTATTACACAGCATGCCCGACGATTCGCTATTCAGGCGGTTATTACTACCTTATCTTTCTTTCTGCCTATCCATCTGCAAACGGCACTTATTACGCCACGAATGTTTCACGTTCAACCGATCTGATCCACTGGCAATTCTCGGCCAAGACACTGATTTCACCGCTTGATGGCGATCCGGCGATGAACGCTTCGGATGTCGATCTGGTGGAATTCAATGGCCAGGTGCGCATTCTCTATTCCAACCTTTCACAGGCTGGCATCAGCGTCCCCAATGCAGGGCTGCGTGAAGCGACTTACAACGGCACGTTTGACCAATTGATGGATGAGGTGTTTCAATGATCGAAATTATTTTAGGGCTTCTCGCTTTGGTCTGTGCAGCGTACTGGCTCAAACAGACTGAGCGCACCTGGATCGATGACGAAGACGAGATGGAGGATTGATCACCACCCATCATCGAACGGCTCGCGCGACAAATCGGTAGGCAGTGGTTTATTAATCAACTCGATCCACTTGAGGATAGCTTCTTGTTGGGATGGCTCAGATACTTTTCTCAGGCATCCAGTTTGGCCGCACGATATTTCGTGGGTATTGGAAGTGAAGCCGCGTTGCCGGTAATGCGGCTGGCATCCTGGGCGGTTACAGCGTGGGATTTTCATGCGCCCATTATGGCACTTTCAGCGCGGGATATTCATGATGTCCCATGCATCGATAGCGGATTTGATCGTTCTCTGAAGATCGGATTCTAGCTTGTAGAGCGCCTCAATGCCTTTGTTTCCGCATGGGCATTTCACTTGTATTATGTGGCCGTGTGGCACATGGCGAATATCGATGGTCGGTGTCTTGCCGCACTGGCATTTGCTTGGTTCTTGAATGTGACACCTCCGTTGCGCTATTTCGATCCGAACATCTCAGGGCAAACAATCGTCCTCGCTACCTGGCCGAATTTTTTGTGATAGGTGATCACAGCTGCTGCTCTCTCTGAAATCCAGCCGCCGCGCGCAGCGTGGGCGTCCCTTGCCGCCAATGTTGGATGCTGGGTTACGGTCATGCCGGCGTATTCTTTTTCGTCTACGTGGTGCCTATGACCGCAATGCGCGTATCGCTTGGTTGTCTCGCCCCATATTTTCGAATACTGCGCAGCAAAGAGCATTGGCAATTGCTCGTTTTTCACTTTATGCCCATGATGAAAAGCCAGCATTGTTTCGCCGTGCTGGTGAACATAAAACGGCAACTCTGAATCATTGATGGTGATGCGCGGCTCTTTCTCATACAGCGCCGTGAACATTTGCCTCAGCCAGATCGAGCTCGCCTCATCGTGGTTTCCTTCGCAAATAATCAGATGCACTGTTCTGTGCTTGGCCAGCGCGTGATTGACCAAGACGCGAATAACTCTAATGGCTGAAGCAATGATCTTCGAGAACCGACTGTCTGCATCGAGCACGTTCTTATGCGCGGGTGTGAGTGGCAATAGGCCATCGGTGTGCAGGAAGTCACCCTGCAGACAAACGACGCATGATTTCGCCTGTGGCGCCGCTTCGATCATGTACACAAAACTGTCCGTCAGCAGCTTCTCCGCGATCTTCAAGTTCCAATCTGCACCGCTTTCCTTTCCCCACGATAGCTGCCCAAGATGGTAGTCCGTGAAAACGATCAGATTGCAAAGCGCATCGATCGTGTTCTTGGGCGTGGCAATCGATTTCTGTCGTGGCAATTCATCTGCCATCGCGGAAAATGCCTCGCGCATGATCGCCTCCATGCGCTCTTGATCGACCTGGCTTTTTACCCATTGGGCTGTTGGTTTGCCGTCCTTGTCGTAATATGTCGATACGCCGCGCACCATGTAGCCATCCGGCACCGTCCGCAGCATATCGTGGTCGGGGCTATATCCCATTTTCGCGGCCTTGCGCTTGACAGCCTTGATCGCCTCGTTGATGGTTGTTTTGGCTACTCCCAAGACCTTCGCCGCCGCGCCGCCGCTTCCATGCTTTTCGACGGCCTCAAGATATTCCAACTGTCTGCCTGCGGCATAGCCTTTCAAGCGCGGATCGATATAGGTCGGGATCATGGTAAAGCCCCTAGCTGTTGTACTTCAAGACGTGTTCGCCGCAAAGAAAGTCACTCGGTGCAGGTGGACTGACCCACATGCCACCATCCTCTGATTCAACGACTGGAACGAAAACCATCGGGAAACGGCGACATTCTGCAATGTCCTTCTCCATAGGGCGCTTTTCCGAAGAGGGCAATACGAATCTGTGTTTGCAATTGGCGCAGGAAAATTCTGGTTCCTTCGCTTCCTTCTTTCGTCTTGATGTGGCCATCATCGCCCCGCTCGCTTTAAGGCTTCTTCTTCCGCCTGGAAGTCATCACAGCAATTGCGGTCGCAAAAGCGCAAATCGCCGTGCACCGGCTCATCACAAAACCAGCAGAAACCCTTTGGCAGCAGCACTGGTGCGCGCCGCGACTGTTCTATGCCTTCCAGGATGGCGTTCTGTATTTTTGAATCGCTGCGGTCTGCGTCATCCATGATTACTTCCAGTGTGATGCACCGAACACGCGCACCGCGCTCCACATTAAAAAACGGCGCCAAGCTGGTACGCCGGTGACTGCAGATGCCTCGCGCAGAACTGCATCGGCCATTGCCCTGCTCACTTTATGAGTCGAGTATAGATAATCGTGAACGCATGCTGCCTCTGTGCTCGTATCGCCCGTCAACCAATAAATGAGAGGCCATCTTGGTACGCTTGCGAGGTCTGTTTTAAAACCTGCAGGAACCTCTATAATGCATTCCGCAACGTCAGAACGATAGCGCAATGGAAGTGCAAGCACCCATTGTCCATCGTCCCGATCGTCTGCATTCTCCATGCAGAGTCTTGTGAGAAAGGCGCTCATTATGCAGCCTGCGTCTGCAGCGTCGATGGAACACCGCCAGACAGAGGGTCTGATGCCACTACTACTTTATTCGCGTTGTAGAGTGCCTTTACAGAGCTGGCCATGTTAGTGACGATCGGGGCAACGGCCGCAATCGATGTTGCGTCAGCATTGGCAGTTTGCAGCGTGGTTTGCACGCTGTTGATGACCGCGTTCAACTTGTCCTTGCCAGGCGCGTGCGGGAACAGGCTTTCAATCTGTTGAACCAGGCTGGCCACGAGCGGGAAAAGTTCGTTTGCCGTTTTCAAGCCGGCCAATACTTCGATAGCGATGGGTGCCATGTGATACTCCTTAAAATTTACATCTGAGGAAAGTGACCGATTCAATTCGGTCGATGATTGCCGAGACACTGTTGGTCTTGGCTGATTCGGTGTGGTAAGGATCTGGATCGAGCTGCGGTATGAACTCGGGGCTGCAGGTTGTGCAGCCGGCGAGCAGGAAGACGACGCTACTGAGCAGGAGGCGCATCGTCTTTGGATGCGTTTGGGAACTTCACCCGCACTACGTTTAAGATGAAATGCCCTGCTGTTACCAGTGCTGCCGCAATCAGGTATGGCACTGTCTCAGGCATTGGATTGTGAAATCCATTAATGGCCCACGTAACAAGTGGAGCGATAGTGGCAGCAGATACTGTCACGCTCGCGGTAGTCAGGCTGGATGTTTGATTCACTGTGGAAGTGCCCATATCAGTCCTTTCAAAAAACAAAAAACCGCCCGAAGGCGGCGGCATAATTAGTGGTTTTTTGTATCACGACGGCATGACGCCTGTTTGCATCGCTTCGTATAAGCGCACCGCGCGCGCACCGACTTCGTCGTACCATGACGAATTTTTCATTTCTTCCGCTGCCTTCTGATAGTCACACGCCTGCATCGCTGCCAATGCGTGATGAAATCCGAGCAGTTTTCCGATTCCCATGTTGAAGCACATGTTTGCAATGACAAGGCGGCGCACGTCATCCAGTGATCTCCACCATGGAAGATAATGATCAAGCGCTGCAAACGTGTTTTGCATGTCCTCGAAAAGCAACTGATCGACCTGGTTATCGCTCAATGGGCAAACCCATCCTTTTGGCAGGGGCGATGCCTCGCAGTTATGACCAACGCCAACCGTATCTATTCCGCGTGAATCTTTGTATTTCGTATATCTAACGCCCTCATCGCGGCGCAGATCTGACTCAAGCGCATCAATGAATTCTTGTGGTGTCATATATGAATCCCAAACACTTTCATTGCAATGACACCAGCTGCCATCGTGAGAGCAATTTCCGCAATTTTCCAAAGCCATTTCTGTCTTGTTTTCTTAGCGTCAGATTCAATCTGATCGTATTTCGTCCATAGGAGCTTCTGACCATCTTTTAGCGATACAACCTCAGCTTCAACAAGTGCAAGACGCTGATTACTCTTAACCAGCTCCTCATAGCTTTCCGCCATGCGTCGTTGATCGTCCGCCATTTGCTCAAAGATTGTTTGGAATCCTTTTAGGCGCTCATCTAGCCGCGCTACTGAAACCTCGATGCTTTCCTGCGCCATCTACTTCCCCTTTAGGCGAAAAAAAGACCGCCGAAGCGGTCTTGGATTGAAATCTATTTACTCACCACGGCGCCGCTGGCAATGCGGCTATTAGTTGGTCTGCCGTTGGCGCAGTCTCAGCTGTGTTTGCCTCATTCTGGCAGTACATCCAGACTTGATCGCGCCATGAATTCATCGCCGTTGCGTCAGCTTTCCAGGAATCGTTTGTGGAATTCAGATAGGTAATGCAACGCTCTGCAGAGTCGTATCCCCTTTTTTTTGCGACGGAATCGATATAGTCCTGCACTTCAATCTCGAGCTGCGCAATGATCTGATCCTTGGTCAATGCAGGTGGCGAAATCGGAACTGCGTCAGCAATATATGTACAAATTTCTGACTTCTCGTCATCAGTCAATCGGCACTGTCCGGCTCCGACTCGCTTCAGATATTGATCGCGATCTGAGTCATAGAAAATGCCGTCGAAATGGAATTTGAGAGACGGCTTATCCGATATTTGCCACGATGTCGTGCCATTATTGATGGAACCATCAGTACCGCCCCAAATCAAGCGCATGTTATTTATCCTGTATTGCTTCCGGCCTTGCTCGCTTCTGCTTTGCAACTTCCTTATTTGCGTTTTCAATGGTCTTTATAAAGTCTTGCTCCATTCCTCTGTGAAGATTGCCTGCAACTTCAATAGGTAGCTTTGCAACTCCTGCCAATACGATCTGCGCCTGTTCAAGAGTAAATGTCCATGTGACTTTTTGTGTGTTCATTTAATTTCCTTATTTCCAAGCTCTAAAAGTAAGTGTCCAGTTTGCTGGAGTGATTGCTACAGCATTGCTTGTGGAGCGACTATGGATAAAAAGTGCACCACTTGCATCTGCAGTTATATATCCAATTGTTGTTGAGTTAGCCCAACATGTTGTCATGCGAGTACCATCGCCGTCGATCAACGTTGTTATGTCAATTTCGTCGCCGACTGAATAACCTTGTTCCGCTGTTGCGCAAACAATACTGATTTTCCATGCTCTCGGCATAACACCTAAACCATGAGAAAACGATGCCACTGTATTTGCTGGAGGTAGCGCATTTCCTGCGCTTACTGCATAACCAGTAGCGTAGGTATAAGCAATGCAGTAGACAGTTGTGCCATCGCTCCAATATGTCGCTCTGTCGCCAGCGGCCGTATTGATATTCAAACCATTTGGAAGATTGTTGTTTGTTGCGTGATGTGTGAGAGTCAATGCGCCATCGAATATGACTGTGCGACGCATACCTGCACCGAGTGTCACAGCAGTAATTGCGGTTGTACCAGTGACATGCACACCATTTCCAGTTGCAGATGTCAGATTTATTGTTGCTGCGGAAGCGATATTTGAGCCAGAAGACTCATTCAATGGGCCAGTTACTGAAACATTTGATGAATTTATAGACAAAGCACCTGAACCTACCTGCAGTGACATCGATGCCACGCCGTTCGATGCATCTCCCGTCGTATTGATGGTGCCAACAACCCCGCCACCAGTACCACGTTGTAATTGCAACATCGTTTTTATAGACGATGTGTTATCAGAGTTCGTGTTCGTAAATATCCCTGAAGAATTTAGCGCACCAGGTAACGTTGCGCTTGTTGTTGTGAGGGTCATTGCAGCAGTACCCTGCACCTCCAGGTACATGCCGTTCGCGCCAATATTGTCTATATCTCCAATATAGACGTTGTTGACGCCATTTATGCCGAACAGTCTTCCTGTTGAACCGGTTGTATTTTTACCTTTGAAATAGGTTGCATTGGTGCTCAATGTAAAATCATTTGATGCACTTAACGTGCCTGCTACTGTGAGGTTCCCACCAGCAGATAGATTATTTGTTCCAGTTGGATTGGTAAGTATAAAAGCACTTGCCGCCGCATTTGTAATAGCAAAATCATAGGATGATCCAGTTACCGGCTGCAATGTCAAACCAGATGTGCCGACCTTATACATAGAACCTGCAACGCCACCTGTATTTCCTGTTGTCACAAATGCGCCGGCAGATGTAACAGCACCCGTTACTGCAGCTCCATACCCAACTGACATTACACCGCTTGTATTGTCAAATGACAGGACAGCCGATTTATTGTTGCTATCGAGTTGCAATGCATGCGTTGTCGCCACGCGATACAAACTCCATTTCGTAGAGCTAGCAGACTGCCAGTTAAGTTGCGCATTGTTTGCAGCCGGCGAATTCACGTAGACATTTAATGCCCCTGACGTAGTTCCATCACCAAACGTAGCGTTACCTGATGAGCTGAGCGTGCCTGTTATATTCCACGACGAAAGCGCATCGACCCATGATGTCCCGTTATAACGCTGAAACTTTCCAAGTGCACTGTTAAGTCTTTGCGCATTCGTTTTTAGATTACTAGGAGTTGAATATGCTGGATCGAGCATCATCGCCAAGTCATCATCGCGTCCACTGATCTGTGGCAGCAATGACGAATATGCTGTCGTCGTCGATAGCGTTGTAAAGTCTGCCATTATTGATTCCCTTTAGCTGCCCAATAAACCGTTGCGTTGACGCGCGTTCCTGAGCTATTAAACACAAGTACTTTGAAAGATGTCGGATTTGGCACACTTGTGAAGTCGCACACTACTGTGAGAGGCGATGTGGTTTGCGCCGTTGCAACTATGCTTGATACCTCTGTAAATGCCACATTAAAATTAACCACCGTTCCGCCTACATCGGTTGCAAGTGCATTGACTGTTCCTGCGTCATTCAACAGTTTTGAATCGACTGTTACATTCAACGAATTCAGCTTATATAAATCAGTCGTGCCTCCACTCACGGCGAACTTGATTTTTATGTACCGGAATCCTGTTGAATATACCTCTGTCACACTGGCATAGTCTGTGTAAGTAATGTTGTCAGATGAAAGAGAAATAGTTATTGCAATCGTCGGCGATCCGGCAACCGCTGCACCTGTATACGACAACGTGACCTTGTTTGATCCAAGAACGGCTCCACAGTCAAAAGTCTCTTGGTAATAACCAGGTGAGTTCGCTGGTTCTATGTAAATAGGATAGCCGGCAGCAATCTGATCTGCTATGTCAGTCCACGATCGTGTCGAAAAATGCTGCGCCCATGTTTCCGTAGTATTGACAGGCAAAATCAAAGAGCCATTTTCTACAAGTGCATTTGATAACGTTCCAGAGAATGTCGAATTGAAGTTATTGCGGAATACAAAATCAGGAGGCTGATTTACCGTCGCTGTATGGCTCGATGAAGTTCCATAATTGCCTGCACTGTCTATGCCAGTTACCCAATAGATATACGAGCCGCCTGTATTTTCAAACAGTGGCGTAAAGAGACCTTGTATCGTTCCGATTAGAGTAGATCCAGCATACGTCGATCCCTTGCGTACCTCATAGCTTGCAATCGGCAATGTTTGCGTCGAGTCAGTCCAAAACAGAAGGACGTTATTATCGATGACCTGCGATGTGATCGTCGGTGCAGATGGAGCTGTAACAGTAATGCTCGCATTGCCGGTTGAATCGCCTACGTTGCCGGCAGAATCAACCGCCGCAACCCAATATGTACGTGTCCCGCTATAGCTTATTTTTTCTGAAAATGATGTGCTAGATATTTTCGCAAGAAGCGTTCCTGCTGCAAATGATGAACCATATCGAATCTCATAATGATCAATGATAGACGATCCGACAACGGGAGACCATGTGATAACAGCATTTTGACCGGATACCGAAGCTGATACGGATACTACTGGCGGCGCAATCACCGTAACAGTTACATCAGTTTCATTTACAGAATAATTTCCGCTAGTATCAATTGCCTTGATTCGATATGTGATATTCCCTGCTGTTGTCGGTTTCGTGAAATAGTGGGTCGACGTGACATTCGCTACCAATGAGCTGCTTGCCCAATCTGTGCCGGCTGTTCTGATTTCATAGCCTTGCAAATCTGGATCTGTATTCGCCGTCCATGAAAGCGTGATGCCGAAATTTTCAAGAGTGTACGCAAATCCAACTACGTCAGCTGGCGGGAGTGATTTGCCTTGCACCGTATGCGGAGCTGCATATGTCCAGTCCGAACGAGCATTGTTTGCAGTATTGATTGCACGAATTCGAACTTGATATACCTGCCCATCTTTTACAGGTGACAGGAACGCACTTGTCTGATCTCCTGGCGTAGTGAATGAGTGCCACACACCTGCCCCAACCTGCATCCACTGCAATTCAATTTGGCCACCTGTTATGACAAGCTGTGTTGTGGACTCAGGCCATGTCGCCCTGATTCTCGATACCACTGTGCCATCTGACATGAACAACAAATCGCTATTGCCAGATGTGACAGTCAACGATGCAATTGGATCGACTGCATAAGGATTTGGCAGGTTCGTCTCTGGCAATGGGCCGGATGGCTGCGTAGGAGCACCAGGTGCCTCGTAGATGCACCAATATGTATCAGTTCCAGTAAATGCTTCAAGCGTGACTGTTGCGCCAGCTTCGTAGACATTTGTCGTCCCAGGCTTGATTGTGCCCACTACGCTATAAATAGAAGGAACTGGTGGAAGCGTGTCAATAATAGATACTGTACCAAGCACTGATTCTGTTGGTAGCGTGAACGTTGTTTGTGCTGGTGGTGTTGCTATCGTAGGAACTTGAACTGTCTGGATATTCGTTGCTGCCAGTTCCCATATAGATGGATCGTCTTCCTTCAACGTCAATTGAACAGCTGAATTAGGATTGTATTTTTTATCGGTAACGCGAAATACTTTTGATGAAAAACCAAGGAAGGAACTGGTAAATGTCACTCGGTCGCCAATCTGCAGCCCCCAAGTTTTTAGTCCAAACTCTGCCGTGAACGCAAAACCTTTTCTGGTATCAGCGATGAATATCGAAGACAGGTTGAAAATTCGCAGTGTGGAATCTGTGAATGGGAAATCTATATTCGTCCATTTCGGCACGCCATCTATCGCGAGATAGCCGGCATCCTGATATGGCGTAAAGTCTGTCGCTGCGTAATTATTTTCTGCGCCTGAGAACCGGCCTTTGACTCCATTGAATGTATCCTTATCAGAAAGTCCAGGTGAAACCCCGATTTTCCCGACAATATCTTCCTGATACAAATCCATAATCGGTGCCACATACTTGCCAGAAGATATGCTCCAAGTCGTCGCCACGATCGTACCCGCCATTGATTGTGCAATGGCTTCCAAAGAATAGGCTTGCTGTTGATCGGCGGTGATAGTGCCATTGAATGTGTATCGCTTGCCGTAATCTACTGGAATCGTCGGATCAGAAGAATGATCTTCATCGCAGACATTTGCTGCTGTGATGTATTCTGCAAGCGGCAAATCATCTGACGAAATGTTGCCGCAAAATTTGCTAGTCAAATAATCGTATGCAACGAGCGCAGGATTTTGGCTCCAGTATGTCGTATTGGTGCGTGGGTCGTAGAGTTTTTTACCGCGAACGAGCGCTGTTACAGATGGCATCCCAAGTTGAAACTCTGGTTGCGCTAGATGCAACTTCAAAACGATATAACAGAATCCAGTCAGCGTTGCAGTGCTCTTCCATAAATCCGGCACTGCTGCCATCAATACTGGATCTGCTGGATCGCCCGCTGTTCCAAGGTGAGGCCAAATGCTGACGCGCGGCATATCAGCCGCATATTTATATGTTATGACGTAATAATATAAAGGAAGTGATGAAACAGTAACGACAGCGCCTTCTTCATATAAGGTTGTGGATCCAGTAACGAATGTCCCACTTACAGTATATGGCACGTTGTCGTATGCCAAATCGGCATTAAGCGCTGTTACTGTGATAGTCCCAGCATAGTGTCTTTGTGGAATTGTAAAACTTGTGGTGAAAAAATTATTTGATGCGTAAGAAGTAGAGGGGGGAAAGTAATACGACCCAATAGCGACATCACCTGTTACTAAATCTCTTGTTTGATAGCCGATAGCATGCCCAGCAATATAGACTTCCTCGATTGCATCGCATTCATGTGCAGCAAGCACAATGACGGCATATTTATACGTTCCTGCCGTGTCACCATTGAATAGGGCGACTATCGTTCCACCAACCATGGCGCGACCATAGATATAGACATACGGGTTGTCCGAAGCCACGCCAGTTACAGTCCTATCCCTTAATCCTGCATACCAGGCATCCTGCGCTTGGCGCTGGGCTTTCTTCTGCTGTGAATATCCATAAATCGCCATCGCAATCATAATGGCTAGCTGCACATACCCTTCATAGGCAGCAATGGCAGCGATTACATACCCAATAGCAGGCGCGGCGAAGCATAACGATGTATGCAGCGCTAATAAAATCAGAACGACCAGGCGCATGATGCTTTCAATCTGTTGACGTAGAGAAGACCAACAAAACTCGGCCCGGCAATGCGCGTACCGCTGAATAGAGCAATACGATCCTCCACTAATGCGATGTCACCGTCTTTTGCCATATGAGGATTGATGCGCTTGAATTTTGTATCGAGCACATGGACGATTCCGCCTACTTTTCTGATCACTTCGTGAGCCTCTTCCTCGTTTGACCATGCAGGCAATCCATCCAGAGGATCGGCGCCAGTCTTATGCTTTACCCAGTTCGCCACGAACAGCACGCAATCGTGCTTTCCCCACTCGAACGGCGTCTTCAAGTGGAGTGTCAAATACTCTTGGAGTGTCATCTGTGCAAAATGATGGTTTGTGCCGCCACAGAGAACCAGACTTGTGGCTGGGTAATCAGGTATGTCAAATAGTCGAACCCTGTATCTTCTGGATAAGTGAGTTTCTGTTGTGCTGCATTCATTCGGTAATTCGGCATCTTGCTCAGACCGAACGCAGATGTTTCGCACTTCAACTGGATATTGCCGGTGCCATCCTTATCGATATTCAGCGCCATCATGTCCATGAACCCGCGCCAGCAAATTACCGGCGTGTCGATGAGTCTAAATTGATCATCTAGAGGACACATGTACAACTTCGCTGCTTGACCGCGATAAGTATCCGGCGAACTCAATCCGGTTGCCAACATAGACGCTTGCGCACAGTTGAGCGTGAATGTCACGGGGCTGGATTCTGTTGTTGATGTTTCCACTACATCGGAAATTGATCCCAATGTGCCAACACCCAACCATGTATTGCCGCCCCAATCGTAGTTTTGCCCAAGCGAACAAACCCGCAATATTCCAGTCGTAAAATGGAACTCTGCGAAATAGGCCGTGCGCGTGACTGGCTTTTCGACTTCCGCTTGTTGAGAAGTGGTGAGCGTTGTCATTACGTTCTCCAGTCCTCGATCAGATCCAACATGAAGCCGCTGACAATTTTCGGCTCATAATCCCATTTCATTGGGCTTGACGATTTCTGACGGAAAAGCGCTTTCGGCTGATCCCATGTGATTGCATCGCCTGCGAGAAATGCATTGCGCAATGGCGGCTGAACATCCACGCTAATCACACCTGAGCCGTCAGATGTCGCATCGGCCAACACCATCACTACCTGCTGTGTCGTCGTGCTGCCGAACCCGATATAGTCACCGGCAAGCAGAGTTCTTGATGTTTCCCCTGTTGCGACTATGCCGATTGTTGTATCGCCTGCGGCTGCATCTGCATTGAACTGCATCGCGCCACGCATTGTTCCCAATGGCTGTGGACGGCCACGGTTATACAATGCGAGCTGCTTTGTTCTGCCTTGCAGTTGCATCAGCAAAGCCTGCCAGCCGCCGTCAGCCTGGGCCTGTATTGTTGGAGCTGTGACAGTAGCCACCCACAACGGCGTATCTACCTCAAGCGCCTGAGCACCGAATGAACTTCTGAATTCGACATCGCGGCGTTGCTGACCCCACGAGAACTTTGCGACTTTCAGCGTAGATGGAAATGTGATGACGCTCATTTAGTTTCTCAGCTTATTTGCGCGCTGCAGATGTTCGACTAATTGCGCATTACCGCGCTGCACAGCAGCCGTAACCAAAGCATGCACTTGCGCCTGGTCGGTTCTGCTATCGATATGGATTTGCGGCGAGTAATTCACTGACGGACCGCCACCGATTTTGTTGTTTGGGACAATGGTGCCGGCTGTTTTCGGCACAAATATCTCGGGGCCTTGTTCGCCAACCAAAGACGGCACGCCAACAGGCGGGTCACCACCATCGGCAAACATGCCGCCCAACATGGAAATTTCTTCAGCGGAAGAATAGGGACTTGTGGAAGTATCTGAACTGATCATTTTCAGAAAAGCTGCTTCTGCCTTTTGCGTCTCTATGCGGATGAGATCTGAAATGATGCTGTCTGCCAGTCCCTTAAAACTGAGCTTGCCTGTCTCAACAAATTTTACGAAAGCATTCTCTGCCCCTTGGAATGCGTCTGTGAACAACTTCTTGGCATTGGCAGCATCGTTCGAAGCGGTATCCATGAAATCTGCAAGCGAGTTTTGCATCCCCGCGCTCCACGATTTCATTTGCGAATCAGCGGCCTCGGCCTTGGAGTTGTAATCTGCCTTTTGCTTCCTGGCAGAGGCATTTATTTCATTAGCTTGGTCAGGATATTTTGCAATCTCCGCACGCGCCTTGGCTTCAATTTCAAGTGCGGCCGCATATTCCTTTCTTTCTAGTGCGCTCTTGCCGATTAGATCAACTTCCTCCTGCAGTTTGGCGATCTTGTCTGCAGTTCCACGTTCCATCGTGTTGATGGCAGTTGCGGCATCATGTTTTTCCAGTTCCTGTGTTGCTGCATGAATTTCGTCCTTGAGTGCCTTGTATTTCTCTGTGCTCAACGATGCCTTGGCTGCATCAAGGTCTTTCATGAGCAGAGCTTCTTTCGTTGCATCCCGGCTCGCAGTTTCAGCCTTTGCCTCTGCCTGCACTGCCTTGATCTTGTCCTCGATCGCCTTGACCTGCTTCATTGTGGACAGTGTGACGGCATCCGCGTCAACGGCAGAAGCCATCTTGCGGAGTTCTTCGATACGGTCTTGCGATAAACCTTTCAGCTTCCCGCTGGCGATCTCGAAATTCAGGATCGACAATGCGCTTTTATCAACGACTTTTCCGTATTTCTGGAATTCGGCAATTTCCTCGTCGAGCTTTGCCTTGTCAGCACCAAGAGAATCGTACTTATTGGTATAAGCATTATTGAGCTTGTTGTCTGCACGGTAATCCGTCTTGTTGTATTTCTTGCGGATCGCGTCTTCGATTTTCGCGGCATTTTTTTGCGCATCCAGTGCAACGGCGTCATTTGGATTGGCCGCCAAGGCTGCTGCTGTATCGGCACGGAATTTCTTGATTTCGTCATCGGCACGCCGAATTGATCCAGCGAGCGTTGTCCATTGATCCTCCAGCCTCTTATGTGCAGAAATGCCTGCTGCGCTCAACAAATCGTTCTTTTGCTTGTTACCAGCATCAATCTCGGCCTTGTTTGACTGCGCGATCAAGTCGTGTAACTTTGCTTTCTGCGCGTCGATTTCCTTGGCGTATGGATTCATGCCAATGGCGGCATATGGCTGGGATTCTTTTTTTAGCTCGTTTAACCGTGCAATGGCGGACTTGATCTGCTCGTCAACGGTCGGGAAGAATGTCTTTTGCAATCCTGCATTGACATCATCAATGATTATGCCCCATCCCTTCCAAACAGCCGTCAGCAGTCCGACATGCTCTTTATGCTGGTTCATCTGCGCATTGAAGAGCTTCATTGTTTCCATGACGGCCAGCTGGCTCTTGTCCTGCTTTTCCAGCGTTTCTATTTCTTCATATTGCGCTGCTGTCAGGAAGTGATACGAGCTATTTGCTTCTGCAGCCCATTTCGCCACGCCATTCGACATGCCATCAAATTTCTTGATAACTTCATCGGACGATTGGCCTGTCAATGCGGCAAAGGAAAGCGCGGTTTTGGTGACGGTTTCAAGCTCGCCGCCTGTAAATTTTCCAGTCGCCGCCAATCCTGCCAGCATCTCTTTCGCTTTGCTGATGCCGCCAGTCGCAACAGACTGCACGCCGCTTGCCATTGATGCGAAACTATCTCGCGTCAGCGCCGCATAATTGTTTGTCAAGGCAAAGGTCTTGTTCAGCCCTTCAATTTCTTGCGACATCTTGAAAATGTCGTAGCTAACCGCGACTGCGACGGCACCCATGGCGCCTAATGCCAATCCGGTAGAGCTGAACAAAAGCCCCATGGCATTGGTACGCTCTCCGACCACCATCAGCGAGCCGGCGAAGCGCTTCCAGTTTCCTTGGCTTGCCTCATGCGCCAGCACCAGAAGCTCACGCTTGGCACCGGCAGTCTGAAAGCCGAACTGCTCCATTTGCTTGCCGGCTTCGCCAATCTCGCCACCATGAACCTGCTTGAGCTGTGCAACCAGCGCTTCCGCTTCTTTCGAGATGCCAAGCTGTGAAGCACGGTACTTCAGCACTTCCTCGCGCCCCTTGCCGTAGGTGTTGATTTCCTCTTGCAATGCAGCGATGAATCGACGGCTTTCCGCTTCGTTTTGCGCAATCAAACGTGATGCGTTCACGTTCGCTGCATTCATCTTCTCGGTCGCGGTTTGCACCTTTTCGATCGACGATGAAACTTTCGTCAGATCATCCGCCGCTTTCGCGGCGTCTGTGGTGACTCCAATATTGAGTTGATCCATTATTTCACCGAGTTGAGGCGTTCATTCAATTTGTCTTGCATGGCGCGCACGGCTTCCTCTTTTTTCATTTCAAAAGCGGTACGCATAAACGACTGTGCCGGCACGAACTTGGCGCCAGATGCCGCGAGTGCAACGCGTTGTGCTGCCTTGCTGCGCGCGCCGCCCTTCAGTTTCTGTCCTTGGCCGCTCGCAAAGTGGCCATACTCGACCATGTGTGCGTAATAAGCGTCAGAATCGCTGCCAACCTTGCCGCGCCGCACCGTCACGAAATACGTTTCACGATACGGGCCTGACTTTTCTTCAATGCGCTTGACGATGATGCTTTTCTTGAGCGTGCCAGGAGGCGGATGTCCTTCCGACACTTCTCCGGTGTAGTACGGTGCGTTTTCGATGGCCTGCTGGCAGATCACGTCAGCACCCGCGAACGTCACGGCGCGCAGCGTTTTCTCGCGCAGCTCGGCATCCATATCTTCGAGCCTCTTCTTTAGCGTCTCGACTCCTGACAATGTGATGCGAGCAAAATCACTCATTCTTTTTCTTTCCGTAGGCGGCTTCCATCGTGGTGCCGAACACTTGCGACATGATCAGCTTCGCTTGCTCTTCAGGATCGTCCAGCAGAACTGGCTCTTGCGATTTCCTGTCATCATCCAGCATGGGGATAAAGTCCGACGCTTTAAATGGATCCTTGACTTGCCATGAGCTGAAATTGGCCGCTGTCGCGCAAATCTGGCCAGCCCTGAAATTCTCTGCAGGTTCCCCGCCAATACCTTCAATATTGTTGAAGGCCATCCATTCAGCCACCTGTTTCGATGTGAGTGACGCAAGAAGCTGGTCTGGATGGGAAAACCCTAGCTGGAGGCAGAGTCGGAAGTAGAAGCGCCGCTCTGGGCGGCGACGGAGTTTTTTTCCTCTTCCTTTACGGCGCTGTCGCTGATGCCGTTCAATTTGTTGGCAACCGCGAACACGCGCATGATCGCGCTCGCGCTCTTTTTTCCGAGAGCATCCACGTCCTCTTCGTTGAACAGAAGATTGCCGCTTTCGTCAACGATGGTGAAAGCGAGCAAGGCTGAACGATAGTTTTTCGTGTCGGTCGTTCCGTCCGGTTTGGTAGGCAAGGACTCGACGAATGCATCGCGATCCTTGCCAGTCAGTGTACGAACCAGCACACTGCCGCCCCATTCCGGCACTTCGACAGGTTCAACCTTCAAATCATTGACGCCCAAAATCTGGTCGCGTGTCAGTAATCCCATTGCAATTCCTTATTGAGTGTTAAAAATTGCCGGATTACGACCAGCTGACGGCGCCAGTGATGCGGATGTCGAACGGAGTTTTCAACACTTGGTCAACACCACCGGCCAAGCCGAATTTCTTCACATAGCCACTGAATGTTGCGGTTGCTACACTCGAAGGAAGAACGAGTTTGAAATTCTTGGTTGTGCCTGCTACGCGTGCTGCATCGAATGCGAGCTGGCCTGCATCTGCATGATCGCGGTCAACTTCACCGGAGAACATGCCGTTGTCAACAAGGCCTGGCGTATATTCTTTAGCAGCGCTATCCAGATTGGTGATGTCGATGTCAGAAGGAGAACCATCCAAACCAGTGAAGGATTTCATGTTTTTGATTTGGGTCCATGTGACTGGAGTTGCCGTGCCTGAGCCCGCCGTGATCGTCTTTCCTGTAGTGTCGATGTTGACTGCAACAGTGTTGGTTGTTTTATTCTGCACAACAACCGTTTGACCATTCAGTAATGCGGCGTCAGCACCTGTCAAGCCTGCGATGGTAATAACGTCACCATTAACGCGGGTCGTGGCAGTGATTGTGAGAATAGTCGGATAGCCCACTGACACTCCAGTGATGTTTTCTGCGCTACCCGTGCCAGTTCCAATGTAAAACTTCGAACCTTGTGCGCTGATTGCGGTTGATGCCATGATGACTCCTTAAAAAGAAAAAACCCGCACGCGGCGGGTTGAAATAAAAAAACCCGCCGAGGCGGGCGGGTTAAAAGTGGGTCAATTCCACCAGAATGAATAATCGAGAATCACGCGAAACTTTTTGACGACTGGCTCATATCCGTCACGAGTCGATTTCTGGATATTCGTAAAACTGGCGGCGGAAAGCGCATCAGCAATATCGGACGCAAGTGCTTTGACTGTGGCGTAGTCATCTGCCCAGCAATCAATTTGCATGCGTGTGTTGTTGATCGAAATTCCATCTGCCAGTGTGTTTTCTGGTGAATTGATGATGTTCTGGTAGGTGATGTATGAACCGAGAGTGCTGTCCGGCGCGATCATCGGGAAAACCTGATTGCTCACCAGCGGATTCAACAGCGTTTTCAATTGCTCTTCTATGGTCGCCATAATCAGCCCTTGTTCAAGCCTTCAATGGCAGGAATCACCAATTCGATATTTCGTTCTTCTGTGTTAAGCGGCGCGGAGAGATTGAATATCCGAGAACCATACAAAACACGCATTGCAGATACAGCCTTGGGATCTGCTAGTAACGGATGAAAACGTACAAAAATGTAGTGTGATAAATTAACCTGTACCGCAGCCGCTGCCATTTGTTCGCGCGAAGTAAGTGGTGTAATTTCTCCCCAAACTGTCACAACTTCATTCCATGTTTCTGACTGACCTCCGAATGAGTCCTGAGAAGTTGATCGCTCTTGAAAGATTAATCTTTTGCGATAATCACCAGCTTTAAATACAACTGACATATCACCACCAGCGAGCGTAGCTATCGAGCAGACTGTCAACGAATGGCAGCGTCTCGATCTTGCCGCGATTCATGGCGATCGCTTCTTCGCGGAATACATCGAGCGAACCAATGCGCAATTTGATCCAGGCCAAAATGTCATCAGGCATTTCACCGATGAAGCTGTTTCCTGATCCCACATCTGCGATGTCGATCACGGAGCCGCCAGAAGTCGCCGAAATCTGATACGCGCCTGCCGACGGACTGGAGGCGATGTAGTAATCTGTTTGCGCTTTCAGCGGAGAAGGCAATGCTCCGCCGCTATTGGTGAAGCGCACTGCGTCCCCGACAGACAGCGTTTTCCATAGCGATATTGAGATCGTGTCAGCCGTCGCATCCGCCGTAATTGGCGCTGCAAAACCAGCGATGTACGTCACCCATACCGCGCCGATTTGCGGCAATGGAATCGGCCAAATTTGTCCGAACTTCGGCGTGATTCTGCACGGCTCCGTCGAATAATCGACGGTGTAGATAGACGGATCGACGGTCTGCGTCGTGCCATCCATAGCAATGTATTGAATGCTCTCCACCAGTTGAACAGGCAAGCGCTCGAGCAGTATGGCGTTTTTCGGAATCTGGAAGGTATACCCCCAATTGACACCGAAAACCCCGATGCCAGGGAAACTGTCATGCACCTGTTTGTATCTGGCCGATACCAACTGCCGCCACGTCGCATTTTCAGCGGACTTCCTGGCTGCTATGACCGATGCCAAAATATGGCTATCGTCCACGCCAGATGCCTGCTTGATGTGCGTTATCGCATCATTCAAATGAATCGGCTCTGCCGTTGGCGGCGTGATGAGTTGGAGTGCCATGAGTTTCGTTATGCTTTCTTGGCGTCGGCTTCGACTACCTTGTCAGAATTCTTTTCTTCCGGAATAGGCGTGACCTCGTCAGCCTTCGCATTCACTTCCTCGGCATGGCCAAGAGCTGCTTGGCGCAATGTTTCTTCGGTTGCCGGATAGGTCTTGCCCTCTTCATACTTCGGATGGCCAGACTCATAAAACGTGTGTTTGAACTTGATTGCTTTTGGCATGTTTTCTCCATAAAAAATGGGCGCCGCAAAGGACGCCCATTTTTAATTACAACTGGCTTGATTAGTTCGCGACTACTTGAACTACTGCTGTCTGATTCAGGCCGTTGCAAGGTGCAACGCGAGGATTGCCGCCAATGACAGCCGCACCAACAACGGATGAAGCCGTGCCCACAGTCAGCGATAGAGCGACATAGCCGAAGCCGTTTGCGCTGTCGAGTTCGTCGGTGCGGATTTCGATCATCGCTTGCTTGTTGTCGCCGCTGGCCTTGACAATCTGAGTGATAGCTGCGTTCGCAACGTCCTTGGCACTGGTGCCGCTGGAGTCAGTCGCTTGACGCAATTTCGCGTCAACGGTTGCAGATGCACCCAGTGTGCCGGTTTGGATCAACGCCATGATGTTGTGGAAGTCTGCTGCTTTCACCCAACCACTAACTACCGTGCCGGCAGCTACAGATGCAGGATCGAGAGTAGCCAGGACGGCCAATTTCTCGGTGAGTTTGATATTTGTATCCATGGTAATTCCTTTACGAAGATGATGTCAGTGAGACGGGCCGTTAGGCCCGTTGCTGGTTACTGATTAGCGGTTTTGCAGTTGGAGGAACGGCGACAACTTGTTGCTGCCGTTTGCTGGCGTGATTGCAGCACTGAGCTTCGACATACCATCCATGCGGAACACAGCGCGGAATGCGGTTGCGTCGGCATCGAAATACAGATGCATGGACGTAGCCATTTCCACACCAGCAGCCTTCTTGATGACTTGGTAGTAGGACAGGTCAACCAGGTTCACGTCGCCTGTGGAGCTGAAGCTCTTGGCGTGTTGCGACACGATGATCGGACGGCCGAGCAATGTGCCGTATGGCGACATCTGGATACCACCAGGCATCACGCCGTTTGGCAAATAGATCGGATAGTTACCGAGAGTCAGCGTAAAGAGCGCTGGCAAGACATCGTTGTTCATGATCCAGACAGCTTTCCCGAACGAACCAGCTGGCAGACGTGCGATCATGTTTGCCAAGTTCGTTGCGGTCAGGGTGCCGGTGGATTGTCCGTTGTCTTTGGAAACGGTAATTGCGGCTGCTGATTGCAACGCACCATATGGCACTGCGCCGCCTTGACCATACAAAATGGCTTCGTTGGTTTTCCATTGGATCGATGCGCCGATTTTTTCAGGCAAGTAGCTGTTCAATGCCGATGTATCAGCCAGCAATTCATCGCTGACCGGAACCAAAGCCATCAGCTTTTTCAAGCGCAGGTTATTCAATTGCAAAACTGGCTTGGTTTGCGTTCCGGCTGAAACCTCACCCTGCCAGTACGCACGAACGCCATTGGTTCCCCATGGTGTCGTCTCGTCTTTCGGGAATGCCATTGCGTTGCCGTCCACATCCACATCATCTGTCAGAGGAAGCAATGCGCCTTCGCCGAGAGACAATGTGAAAATGTCAGTTGCAAATTCCGGTGGAATCGAGAAACCGCCATCGCCGCCAGCTGCCTCATTACCGAATGTGGTCGGAGCAGATGCGCCGATCAAAAGACGTTGGTCAACAGAAGCGCCGTTCTGGCGAGAGAATGCTGCAGAATGCACGGCTTTGAAATAATCGCCTGCATTTTTGAAGCCGCGCTTCGGATCTTGCTCGACGTTTTCTTCAACACGAATGTCGGTACCGTTGCCAGCAATGTGAACGACGCCTTGCGCTTGCGCTTGAGCGGCGATCAACTCTTGCTCGACATCGATTTGTGCTTGGATGCGATCGATGTCACCTGCTTTTGCATCAGCTGCTGCTTTGTGCTTGCCGAATTCGGCTTGCTCTTCAGCAGTCAGGTCGCGCGATTCGGCAGCTGCCTTGTCGAGGAGGCCGGATGCGGCTTTCAGGGATTCGGATTTTGCTTGAGCAGCTTGTGCCTTCTTGGCTTGCAACTCACGGAGTTTTTTACTCATGATTTCGGTTCCTTAAATGAAAAAACCCGCGCAAGGCGGGTTCGATGGGCATAAAAAAACCGCCTTTCGGCGGTCGTCTGTTACTGCGGGTTGCACTTCCCGCCTTTGGGCGGGTAACACCAAATCGACGGACTTGGCGGGCGGGCTGTGCGGCCCAATTCGTTAAATTTCCAATCTGCGGCGCAATAGCGCTGCTTGATGTTCATTCGTTTTCGTTTCTGCCAGTGCGATTTCCTGTGAAACTGCTTCTTTCATATCACTTAGTTCTGCGCGTGAGTCAATCGTGATTGTCGATGTCTGAGTCACCGCGCCAGCAGAATTACCGGAACGAATGGCTTTCGACATCTTGGCAACGACCTGGTCAAAGGTCATGATGCCATCGACCATTTTTTCAGAAAGCGCTTGATCTGCACCGAGAACGCGCCCCTGCCCCATGCCATTGCGAACTGCATCGATTCCGACTTTTCTGCCTTTCGATACGCCTTTGGTAAAGGCGGCGTAATAGTCATCAACGCGGGACTGCATAAATGCGCGCGCATCGGCATCTAGAGGTTGATACGGATTGCCTTCGACTTTGAATTTTCCTGCGGAGATCATCGTGGTATTGACGCCAGCTTCTTCGAGCGCCTTGCTCCAGTCCTGGTGAGCCATCCACACGCCGATCGAACCGACTTCGCCACCAGGTGTCACGTAAAACTCATTTGCTGCGCATCCGATCCAGTATGCTGCGCTGGCGGCCAAGCTATTCGCTACCGCGATGACCGGTTTTTTCGACTGCATGATTTCAGCGGCGAGTTCTTGCACTCCATATACCGATCCGCCTGGGCTATCGATGTCGAGCAGGATTTGTGCAACAGTATCGTCTGCATTGGCATCGGCTAGCATGGAGCTGATTTGCTGTGTGCTGGTGCCGCCTTCGCAAATATCGATCTGGCTTGCGCGTTGTACGATCGTTCCATATACAGGGATGACCGCAATAGAGCCGCTTCTGGTTCCACCACCTCTTTGCTGGCGCGGCCCCGCGCTCGGAGCGTTATCATCCGGCTCGTGCGTGATACCAGCCGAAGGAGATGCAAACTTACGCGCAAGGACTGCGGCATACGCTGCCATACGTTCAGGCATCAATGCCCACGGTTCTGCAAGGCACCAGGCAATAAAGCGTTCGTGTTTCATATTGTTACCTCTAAATTGAATTCGCTGATCAAAGCACTGCGAATTTGTGATTCATCCAATCCTTTGAGCGATTGCATGCTGTCGCACCAGTTTTTTGCGCTTTCAACTGGCACGGCCATCGATTCAGCGATCAACTCGGCAAAATCAGTGTCAAATACCTCAGTTACGTTTTTCTTTTCCAATGCGCCAGCGGCGCGCCGCGCGAGCCGCGCAGCAGAGGCATTCCGAATGGACTGCAATGCTTCCGCGTCGTTTGATGCAGTCTGTTTTACTGGCTTTTGCGCCTTATCATCGCCATCAGGCTCATCGTTTCCTGGTTCTTCCACCATATTTAATGGAAGTAATGGCGTATCTAGCCCTGGTAGTGGATCTTTCCCGACCATGGCACGGCCTTCGTTCCTTGTCAGGATGCCGCCATTCGTCATTTTTGTGATGAAATTCGACAGTGCCGTTGAATCGCCACGCAAGAATTCAGAAAAGTCATATTCGACATCAAATTCTTCTTCGTCGAACAGCAAATCTGCCTTGATCGCAGCAACATTGCGGCTTGCGCGCGTCATCAACGCATCGGTGACATATTCAAGCGACTGCTGTTCAATATTGTTGTTGGTTGAGCGCTCCAGTGAGCCAATTTTGTGCGGCGGTATCCCAAACCATCGTGCGATGTCGTCAACAGAATGCTGCTGTGTTCCCAAAAACTGCATGTCTTCGTTGGTAGGGCCGACTTCGTGATATTTCATACCGTAGTCGAGCATCATCAGCTTGCCGCGATTCATGCCGCTTTGCGCTTCTTGAAGTGTCTCGCGGATCGCCTGCTTTTGCGTCTTGTCGCGGTAGGTGCCTGGATATTCAATCCAGCCGCCAGTCGGTTTAGCGTCGTTGGCGAAGAAGCGGGCGCCATAGCTCTTGGCTGCAATGCCGAGGCTGAACGACTCGCGCGCATATTCCAGAACGGCCAAGCCGACAATCCCATCCGAGGATAGTCCGCGAATGTGCCAGATGCTGCCACGCGATACAGTGCGCGTTGTGCCGTCAGGATTGGTGATCAGATAGTTGTAATCGCCATTATCAAGAACCTTGATCTTGACCTTATCCGGATGGCGAGGGATCAATTCTTCGATTTCGCCGCGTCCATTCGCATAAATTTCGTTGTAGGCGTTCCCGCGCAGCTCAATATGCCCTTGCATCATTTCGCGCCACTCGAAAGCGTTCTGCCAACGGTTCGGACGCTTGTTAAGCAGGTTCAATACTGGATGATTGACGATCTGCTGGCGCGTGCCTTTCTTGTAAAAGCGGATTGGCAGCAAGGCAAGATGGCCTGAGACAAGTGAGACAGTACGAAAAACAGCAGATAATGTCAGCGCTGTATCTGCGGTAACGCGCACGCCGCTTCCTGTGCGAACGCCAACTGGCTCAAACCAGAAATGACCCCACGGCGAACGATCCTCTGCTTTAATCCCGCTCAAGAACATTACGGATTATCCTTTTGAACGAAGAGGCCGCCGATTTTGCTCATGATGATAGTCAGCCCAATCAAAAGCGCACCGCCAATGCACAAACCAGCTCCAACGTTCAAAATCATTCCGCCGATCGTGACCATTAGCCAGCCAATCAGCAGGCAAATATTAAAAATTTTGATGTTCAACTGTTCACCTATGCGGTCATGACTTCATAATCGGCCGGCAGAACGCCGCCGAGTGCACTTCCTGGTGGTTCAGGATTCAGCGAGAGCAATGAGATTGCATTGAACATCGCCATCAGCGGGTCGATCTTCGCCGAACCAGCTGCTTGTTTTGTGATGATGATTGCATTGCCACGCGGTTCGACCTTCGCGTTTCCGACACACCAAGCCATCATTGGCTGACCGCCATGCACTAGCACGCCTTCAGCCAACTTGCGCTCAGTCGTTTTGATGGCGCCTGTCATCTTCCAACCCTGCGATATGCCGATAATCTTGTCTTCTGGGATACCTGCCTCTGCCAATGCATCCAGAATGCCGCCGAGGCCCGCCGGGTCAACTCCGATCTTGTCGAGCAATCCGGCTTCATTGATCCGTGACGCGATTTCCGCGACTTCTTCAACGTCATCGCCGATTTCTTGAACCATCGTCAGATCACCGTCGCGCGCAAAATCGCTAAGACGTGGCGCAATGTCTGTTCTGCGCTGTAATACGGATGGATGCGCCCATGCGTGTGTCCAGCCAAGCCATTCGCGCGTTTCTCTGTCGCGGCCGGCAACTGCCATGCCGAGCAAGTCATCCAGACCACCACCGTCAATGCCTATGTCGATCACCTCGCAGCGTTCGATGATGGTGTCGAGCGAGACATCCTTACGACCCTGCTTTTCCCAGAACTCGGCACCTGGCCAGCGGCCAGACCGCAAGTTAAGGCCAATTTCAATATTCAGATGTTTGGCAAGAAACTGCTGGAACGCACCATCTGTCTTGGTTTGATTTTTCTTCAGCTGGTCCGCCAACCATTCAGCACTGACGGACCTGCCAATATTTGGATTGGTGATGTAGAAGTTTTTCGGATCGAGATATGCCTTCGATTCGATCATCTGCGTGGGGAACTCATACAGCACGCCCAATGACTTCTTGTCATCGATGATGCCGTCACGCACATCACGGTAATAATTCAGCTTTTCCTTAAACACGCCGGCAGGCGGGTCGTCACTTTGTGTAGACAGGTAAATAACCCATCCCTCATCGCGTGACACTTGGCCGCCGGTGGCCTCCATAAACATGGCGTCGGCATTTGCACGCTTGCCGAATACCCAATGCTCATCAACCAGGACGCGCCCTGACTTTTTACCGGATACCGTTTCAGTATCTGCGGCAACCACCTTGAGCGATGCGCGCGTCACGCGGTGCGTAATGGTCCGCACATGATCCTGAACGTGGAACAAGGCGCTCAATTCTTCATCAGCCCGGACCATGCCGGCAGCTGGCTTGTAGCTGTTATCAGCCACTTCCTTAGTCGGGGCAAGGATGAGATGCTCTTCCTCCTCGCGCCAGCACAAAATCACAGCAGTGAGCATGATTCCTGCCGCAATAGTCGATTTCGTGTTCTTCTTGCTGATCAACAGGAAAAATTCACGAATCAACTGCTTTCCGGATTCCGCATCGTATGCGCCGAAGATGGCAGCCACGAAATCGAAGACCCATTGCTCACTACATTCGCCGAACGTCGGCTTGCCAGGTAAATCGACTACCCGTAACTGCTTGAATATGGCAAGCGCCTGTTCTGCCTGATCTGGGAAAATTGGCTTTGGGATGATGGATCGACCATCTATCAATCTGCTTTCCCAATCCTTGCAGGATGTGGACCATTTCACTTTCAAACTTTCTTGCCACCAGCAGCGACAAGTTTAGGCGGAGCTGCGGGCGAAAACCGGCTCGCAACCTGCTTGGCCTTGTTTGCCTTTTCGTCCTTCTTGCCGCCGTCGCCCTTCTTCGCATGAACATATGGAAGTAAAGCCGTGAGCGCTTTATATTGCTGTGGCGTCACCTCCAAGAGTCCAAGTGCTATCTTTTCGAGCGCAGGGCGCGGGTCAAGTGGCTCTCCGTCAATCACCTGTGCAACATCGGCAGGAATCACCACTGGAACCGGCTTCTCTTTTGGCTTGCGGCCCGCACCAGGACGAGCGCCGCCCGCATTCTTACGCGGACCGCCGCTTTTTCCTTTCACGCCTGCCATTTGATGATTTCCTTATTTATTTGCTGATTTCTTTTTTAAAGGGATGATTTTTTCTGTACGTGCTATCACGAGCGGTCTAGCGCACAAAAGGTTGCAAGGATTTCAACCCCCGTACCCCTGTTGTTGCTGCTCATTCTCTTCACGCTGCTTGGTCGAATCGTGATGTGTCTTGCACAGTGATTGCCAGTTCGATTCATCCCAGAACAGTTCCATATCGCCATGATGTGGTTTGATATGGTCGACCACCGATGCCGCTGCAATGACGCCCTCACGTTCGCAATAAACGCACAGTGGGTTTGCTCTGAGATACCGTTCGCGCGCCTTTTGCCATTTATAGCCATATCCACGTTGTGCGCTTGTCATCCCGCTTGTGCGCCATGATCCTGGCTGCATTGTCTTGATGCGGCTGGTTGCGGTCTTGACGCGAGGCTTAAGTGTTTTTAATGCCATTGCGTTCAGGCAGGCGTTAGTGTGACTGCCTTGCGTACCCAATATGAAACACGCTCTTCATTTGGCTGGCATTTGGTTATATATGCCATGAGCAAAACGCCAGCGATATACCACTTCAACCACCAAGCAACGCGCACATTGAATGTGATTTGCATTTCTTTGTTGGGCATGTCAGAACGTCCCCGGACTCACCAGGAACTGTCCAATCTTCGCCACCTGCGCATCGCCCGTTCCAATCCATTCGTATGTGTATGTGCCGGTTTGCGTTGGCAGGTAGTCAACGTGATAATTTCCTATACTGTCTTTAACGACATTGGCGGACTGATCGGAGATAGAGTTATCCGGCAGTTTGACTTTCATAGTCACGTCTGATGGATCGATCGCGGCGCCGGCAATCGTTGCAATGGCTGCCGATAACCTAACCAGCGTGTTTGCGGAATATTGGTTCATGCGGATTCTGTGATGGTCATCGTGAATAATGCAGCGTCGCTGGCCGTCGCGACTGAAGTCGATTCCGTGATAGTCATCGTAAAGAGTGCCGCTTCAGTAATAGTCGCAGTGCATATCTGCGGACCACCGGCGCCAACGAGTGATGCGGCTATGCGCGCAATCAGGCTAAATGTTGCCGATACTGTCTTGGCGATTGACTTTGCTGTCGTGCTTTGCGTGACAACCGCAGCAAGTCTAGTTACTGCAATCGCTCTACTTATGGTCGCGGCACTTGAGATTGCTGCTGTTCGTGCTGCATTGATACTCAATACCTTCGATGCTGTCTGCCCGATGCTTGCCGTCAGCACCAGGATTTTCACCTTGATTGCCGCGATCGTAGCGCCCAACGTTGAGCTCGCCGCCCATGACTTGCTGATCGCCTTCTGTACCGCGCCTGACGTCGTAATGGATGCGCTTCTGACAGCCGCAATGCTTCTCGATACCTGCGCGCTCTGTCCAATCGATGCGGTGAGAACGAGCAATTTCGCCTTGATTGTCGAAATCGTCGCTGAAAGCGCACTGGATGCCGAAAATGTCTTATTGGCTGATTTCTGCACTCCAGCCGAACTTGCCTGAGTCGCAGACTTGATTGCGGCAACTACTCTGGCAACTGTCGCAATTCCCGAAATCGCCGCCGATCTGACAGCGCCAATCGAACGTTGTACCGTCGCGGCACCGGTAATGCTCGCAGTCTTAACTGTTCCGACCTGCCTTGCGCTCGTCGCAGAATTTGTCTGCGTCGCTGCTCGAATTGCACCTGCAGATTTCAAATTGCTTGCGCTACTTGCCTGCGTCGTCGTTTTTATTACGTTTGCCTGCTTTGCAGCCTTGGCACTGTTCGCCTGCGTTGTCGATTTGATCGATGTGATGACGCGCAGCACAGATGCTGATGTGGCTGTCGATGCCGAGAGCGTCAAATTATTAACCGTTCCGCCACCGCCAGACGCAGGTTTTAATACGATAATGGCGAGCGCGCGACCTGCAGTTAAGCCCGTTCCTGTACCCGTTCCCTGAACGGTGATTGCTCCCGATGTCCAGTCGGCAGAAGCGATTGCCAAATGCGTGAAGGAACTCGCCTTCTGATCACTGTGAACCGTCCATGCACCCGTGCTGCCAGCCGTCGTGGTGAAACTGTGTGTGACAGTGCCGGATGCCGTCACGTCTGAAGCCATGATCGCGATGATCTTGGCTCCTGCGGTCGAAGGCGTGAAACTGCCGCTGCTAATCGTCCACGGAGAAGCAGTGCCAGTGTTGTTGTTGACGATTATCGCCGCTATATCCTGCGGCGTCGTGTTGTTGCACCCAGAGAATGACGCTATCAGGCCAATGGTGTTTGAACCACCCGTATTGGTCGTGGCTAATGCGCCTTCCGTGCCAGTAGCATCATTTTTTACCGCTGCGCCGAATTCCTGTCCGTCAGTACTCGTGAACTGAGCCGTGAATGCAGCAGTAAAGCTTGAAGGCCAAGTAAATGTGCAAGATCCTGAGTCAGTGACCTGAGCATTGATTAAAACATCATGTGCGGTCGCCGCAGGATCAATTGTCGTCTTACCACTTGCGTTGAAACTGGTATCGACAACAACCTTATTGAATGTGATGCTCATGTCAGCGTCGTTACATCACACGGATCAGGACGCGGACCAACTCTCCATTTCTGCTCTGGAGCATCGGCGTTGTTTGGATCATATGAAGGATCGGCATCACTGATGCCGCGCCAACGCTTGCAGCCGCAATTACATCCGCACGTTTCTTCTATTGCGCCCCCATATGAATCAGCTTTGGTCTTAACCCAAGGGAATCCGTGCATTTGATCAGGTGAATTGCGTCTTGAAGGTAAAGGCGATGCTGTCGCCGCTTGCCAGGTTGATGACGTTGAATGTCGCGCTCAGGAACATATTTCCAGTCGTGGACGCATCGAACAGTCCGGCCTCATCGACGGCGCGAGTCGCAGTTGCCGTTACCGTGCCAGTTTCCTGAAATGTATCGTTTGTCTGCGTCGTGGTGACAGTCGATCCAGTACCAGATGTGCGCGTTTCGACTTCCGTTGATAGCGCGGTGTCGCCGACTGCTGCCGTGCGCGCCGCGCCGGTTGCGCCTGTACCCATCGCGATATATTTAGGCTCAAGCTGGGCAGGTGTAGCGCCGATCATGCGTTTTGCAGCAATGCCCTTGCCAACGTTCGTGACACAGGTATTTACTCCGAAGGCCATATCAACTTCCTTTCTTCACGGCGCCAGCCTTACGGCCACGCATCCAGTTTTTCAATTTCCAAGCCAAATTCTTGAATGGATTGGCGCTCCAGTATGAAACGGCACCAAGATCCTCGCGTGTTCCATCCTTACGAATAACTACCGCTTCAACGGTGACGCTTTTCACCTTGGATTTGGCATTTGTTTGCATATCATTTGAATAAAAAATCCCGACATCGGTAATCCGACATCGGGCGAGTTCCGCCGCTAGTGACGGTGGAAGGAGACTCTGTTCAGTGTTTCTGGTAGCCGATCGGGATGGACATTTGCACGTATTGGAGCTGCATTCGATTGATCAGCTCCGCTTCAGCTAGCATGGCGACCTGTTTCAGTCCTTCGGCGTATATTTCGCGATCTTGAATACCTCCCATTGCGGCGAAGGCGTCGGCCATTTCTGCAATGACCTTATCTGTGATACTCATGACTTCTTCTGCTCAAAATGCCAATTACCGAGTTGCCGCTTGATTTCTTCCGGCGACGGCGGCGGCTCTTTGCTTTTCAGTTGCTTGTATAGCCACTCTCGAACAAAGTACTTGCTTGGCTGGGTCATGGCTTCCTCCGCATTGGTTGAGGGATCGTTCGGGTAAGGATTGCGCTGGCTCGTGGCTGGCGCCTTGGTCGGTGTGCGATCCCTCAAGGAGTATGGCTTGCTGTGGGATTCAAACTCCACAATACGCAGGTCCTACGGTTTCCCGCCTGCTTTGCCTTTCGACTTTCAGCGTCTATCAATTCCGCCAAGCCAACCATACTTCTTCAGAAATGCAAAAGCCAGCCGATTAGGCTGGCCTTAGTGACAGTTTTTAAGCCTGTCATAGAATGATTAAATAATAGGCTAAGTGTAAAAAATTTTCTGGATTATTTTGTAAAGCAAATACTTTACACTCAATCTACTATCATCTCCACGTCAGAAGCCATCATGTGTTTGTGCGCCTGCTTCAAACTAAGGGACATGGAATATGCCTTGCGCGCGAATGCTTTTGCCCTGTTGTAGTACGTCGGCCTGCTGATTCCCAGCTTGTTCGCCTCGGCTTTCACGTTCGGCGCATGATCGACATAGTACAGGTTGAAGCATGCCAGCAAATTCCTGTTTTCCGACATGTCCGCTATGGCATGAATCGCCATATTGAAGAACTGCATATCGGGGTAGTTTCGCGCATTCGGCTCGCGCCCTGATTTACTTGGCTGCATGCGCGCCAAAATGTTCTTTGCACCAGGCTTGAGATAAAAGCCGCGAGTCCGGCACCATTCCACCCACTCGATGCAATAAGCATGCAATTCTTGATCTGTCATAGCGTCCCTTTCAGTGAAGGGACGCTAGAAATAACTTTTTCCATGCGACCTCCTTATATATAATCGGATCGCTTTATTCAATTTCTACCCGGTCTTTGTGCCGGGTATTTTTTCGCTTGTTTTACCGCCTTGCGTTTTTTCTCTGCTTCAAACTCGACTATCTTTGAAGGGTCACCGTAAAACCTTGCTTCTCTTGCCATGGTCGGCGGCTTGTTCTGCCTGCGCAATTTCAGATCGAGAAGTTCCCACTCTTCCAATTTCATGCGGCACCAAACAAAGCCGCCACAAGTTGATCACGCTTCGCCGGCTTTTCTTTCCTTGGCGATGCGATCTGAACATTGACCGGCTCACGGAACTCAAGCTCCTTCTCGCCCCATTTATAGAAATAGCGGCAGCGCCCATATCCCGCATACTCTTCTCGTTCCACTTTGATATATTCTTCGTCGCGCAAATACGCGATGTATGGCTGTACGATTTGCTGAGTCAATCCCATTTCAATGGCGATCTGGTTGATGCTCATAACGTCTAATCGCAACAAGCGTTGAATTTCCATCAGTCGTAGCTTGCTGAGTGGCGATTTGAAATTGATGTGTGCCATTCCTATGCCTCCTCAAGCCTTCTGGCCTAGCAATGCTTGTGTCGCTTTATGCAATCTGGCGTTAAACCAGCGGCGCAAGACATAACTGCGAGTAATGCTGACCACCATGAATATCAAGCCGATAGCGATATTCTGAGAGAACGTGAAAGTGGCGCCGAACCATGGGTACACGAGCAGTTGCACTCCCAAATTGATGACATACCCAATCAATGTGTTCGCCATCGCTTCGATGAATGAGCCAAGTTTGGTTTGAGTCATTTGATGAACTCCACGGGCGGCCGATCATCGCCCTCTTTATAAGTTCGTTCAAACTGCGCCAGCATGATGATGTTGCACATGAAATGACCGTGGTGCGGCAAGCCGCTTTCTTTGTCTATGGCTTCACCGTGATCGATGGCAAATAAATGGCGCACGGAACAGCCGAGTACCACAGACCATGGCATGCCTTTCAACCAATTCCAGGCAGCATATTTTTTTCGGCCATACTCGAAAACGCGCGCACAATCTGTCAACATCTGTTCCCGCGTGATTTTCAGCACCCGTGACAAATCATCCATTGCCAGCCACAGATCCTCTGCCTTTCCACCTTCCTGCCACACGGCCAGGGAATACAGCACGTCGACTATTGGGCGATCCATATAACAATCAGCGATGAGTCTGATCGGTATCAATTCAAAGGAGGGCTTGCCTTCATTGAACCTGGCACCACTGCCCTTTTCCTTGCTGGTGACATCGCCGATGCCAACCGGCGTGTGGAATGTCAGCATTTCGTAACTGTCTTCTTTGTAATTCATAAATCCCCCTTGAATTCTTTTATCGCAGCCAGTGCGGATTCCAGCGAATTGACCTTGCGCGAGTTGAAGCCATTCCAATCGAACCAGTTTTCCTCTGCCGTGGTCAGCTTCTGTTTGCTCTTTGATTTGTTCCCATCCTTGATTTCAAGCCAAAGGCAGCTGTTCGCGCCAATCTTCACCGCCAAATCCGGAATGCCGAAACCGGCACCGGAATAGTCACGCACCTCAAATCCGGCCGCGCGCAAGCCGTCACGTATCGCCGCATGATTCTGGTCAGTACGTTTGGCGTGACGCATTCCAGACTTCCACTGGCAAAGACTTTTTGTTCGTGCCAAGCCCCATGCGGTACATGCGGCGCCGATCGCCCATCAATTCGCGTAATTCACGGATGCTCAATTTGGTCACTTCATGCATCGTGATCAGAATGGATGCGCCTACTGGCAGACGACGGTGGCGGATTTTGCTGATCACCGGCGATGCAACTTCCAGCATGCGAGCAAGCGCAGCGTCGTTCTTGAGGTGCATGCGCTCAATGAGAGCGTCTAGCAATTTGTTTGGGTCGTATGTTTGTGTTTGCATGGTTGCCCTCAATTGGATCTGAGAGAGCGAGTCATCGCGCTTGTGGATGCATATGCTTGCGCAGTACCAGCGGCATTTGCAGAAAAATTCATCGTCGTGGCGGCTGAAATTCCCATTGTGCTACCGACCACAAAAGCGTCTTGGTTGGCAGCTAGAAAAATAAAACTCCATTCATTTTTTTGAGCGTGCTCGATCATGCTTTTAATTTGATCTAGTTTGTATTCCTTGCTAGCGTTTTCGCCGCCGTCAGTGATGATGCAAACGATTACTTTGTCAGCCAACTTTTCTTCCGCAATGCGCTTTCCCTGCGTATTCATCGTCATGCCGATTGCGTCTAGCAATGCAGTTGATCCACGTGGAACGAATGTCTTATCGTCAAGCTGTGGTGCTTCGCTCAATGGCTTTCCTTGATACACGACTTCATATTCAGCATCGAACTGGGTATATGTCATTCGCGCTTCGCCAGGGACTGATTGCTGGTCTTTGAGGAATGAATTAAATCCCCCAATCACATCATTGCGAATCGATTGCATCGATCCGCTGCGGTCTGTAATACAAATAATTTCAGCTTTCATTTAAATCTCCTATGAATTCCTGCGCACGCAGGCGCGCAGGTCGCGACATGAGCCTGTTACTTACCTTCTGGTCGCTTGTCCAAACCTTTTTCAGCAAGTAGTTCTGCCACATCGTCGATGTGGAGTCAGTCGACCATGCAGACATAATCGTTCGGTGCCTGGACCACCGCAATATTTCCATTGCAGTAATCGTTGCCAGGCGTTGCGCTATGAAGAACGCCGAAGGAAACCACTTTTCCACCTTCCAGCTTGACGATCTTGTCGCCATTCTTTGCTTCACGACCATTTCGATAATGCATCTCACTTCTCCTTATGTAAATTCCGCTCGGCCCATGCCTTGCGGACCCTGCTTAACTGCTCTTCACCGGCTACCTTGGCTATTACCGGCGCATTCAACTGCATTTCTTCGGGCGTCATCTGAGACAACCACTTGACACAGCACGACATGCATTCGAACTCCATGTAGCGCTTTGTGCCGCATCGGCAGGTCATGCTGCATCTCTGCCGATTTTCAAAACTTGTGCAGCCGTTTTTGGTTTCATCTGTGAAATCGATATAACCTGTGAGCCAGACCCACCCAACGCGATTTTTTCGGCTATCTCCGGATTCCCTATCAATGTCGGCGGCTCACGATGAATTTGTCCTTGTTCACTGTTCGAAGCCTCGGCGATACCAACTAGAACCGGCGGATATTCCGGAACTTCACTACGCCCACGATAGCCGCGATACCGGTTGACGAACTCGTTTTTCAGAAACGGCCACTCGTCATCGGTTTTCGTACCAAGTTGCACCCAGCCGCCCATCTCGGTAAGCACGCGGTGTATCAAGGCATCATCGAAAACTACCGAGCGGTAATTTCCTACTGTACGCATAGCGCGATCGACTTTGGCCCAGGCCAAGAGCGCAGAGTCCTGAGTAGATCCTTGCAGCATGCGCACCACGTCTGCAGGCTTTGGCATGAACTGACCAACATCTGGATTCACGCAATGCCGGTTCAACGCATCGGACACAGCCTTGAAATCGTATGGCTTCATTGCCTCCCACCAAACACTGCCGGCGAAATCGGAAAAGTCCTGCCGATAAAATCCGTAGACACCGGCGATCAATGTGAAAAAATCTTTGCGGTCTTTGGCAATCATTGCGAATCTCCTGCGGCAAGCCGTTCTGCAACGGCACGGTTTTTTGCTTCTAAGGCTTCTTGCTTGTTTGGCCGCTGGCCAACACGTTGCTGGCAGCATGCTTTGAGGTATTCGCGCGGATCGGCGGGGTTTTCGATGACGGTCGCACGAACTGCCTCTATGACAATCTCGTTGCCGTAGTCCTTGACCAACTTGCCTACAAAACTGCCGCATTGGTCTTTCGGCACGCCAGCATTCATCAAAAGCGATTTGCCAGCAGACCAAAGCTCATCCTTCGTCATCTGATCGGGAGATTTGCCGGACGCGCCAGCGTCTGATCCGTCAGGATCAGAATTAATATTCTTTCCCTTTCCCTGTCCCTCTCTCTTTCTCTTGGTTTCAGCGATAGAGTCTGTGACAGACTTTGTGATTGACGCTGTTTCTGTGTGTAACAGATGTTGTGACAGCTCATCTAACAGGGTCTGTATATTGAATTCGATTTGTGCAAACTCGAATAAGTCACTGGCTTTTTCAAGGCGGGTCAACATCGCCTGCAACCGAGCCTTCGCAGTACGTGCGCGCTGTGCTTTCTTGCCAGCCCACGCCTCAGCCGCCTTTTCTGTCACAACAGGATGATAAAAACGCCCATCGCTGCATTTGACCCAGCCATAGAGCGCAACGGCTCTAACTTTCTTCCATGCCTTTACATCACGGCCAAGTTCAGCTAGACGAGCAAGTGACACATCGTCGTCAGGAATCGAGCCGGCAGGCACTTGATGAAAGGACTTCAGCCAAAGAGTGAGTCCGGCGCGCCATTCAGAATCTGACGCGCGAGCGTGAAATTCCGAATTGAATAGGCGCGCAATATCGAGTGGCATGAATGGGAAGTCACGCAAATCGCAATCGACTGGAGTCAATGGTTCTGG